AATACATGGATGACAATTTAATTGTATTCTTTAAAAAGCAACCGGATATAGGAGTAGCTGATTCAGTATTAGAATTATTTCGCAACAGAGAGAATATAGAAAACTTCAATAAGAAAGCTCTTTATATATTAATAAGAGACCGTACTGGAGTTAAAACTCAGTATATCACTCGAGTTATTAATATAATGAAAAGTGCTTATATAGAAATGTATACCAATTACAAGCACACAGGAAGAGCTACATTAAACCACGCTAAATTTAAAAAGTCAGAATTCCTAGAATAAGATATTTATTTTAAAGGATATTATGGATTTTGATGTAGAAATTTTTAAAGGTAAGTCATTTTCCGATTTAATGAAAGATATTTATTCGAACAGTTCTAAAAAGGACCGCCAGATAAATATGATGATTGGAGAGCTAAGACCTCTAATTAAAAATGTCGGAGATGCGACGGTAATAGTTCCGTTAATAAAAGAATATTTAGAAGTAGGTGTTAAGAATGATGAGCACCTTGTTAAGCTAGCCGCTGTTGTGCAGCGGCTAGTTTCTACTAGTAGTAAAGTACAAGCAGAGACTGGTAACTCTTGGATGTTATCTGATGAAGAGAAAAGACAGTTGATGGGTGAGTTAGATGAAATTGCTGGTTCAACTCAAGAGATTAATGCTAAGGTAGTTGATTTAACTTCTAAACAAAACTCAATTGAAAGTGAATTAAACGATATACAAGACGGATTAGTATAATATGGAATTAAGACCAGCAGAAGTTCTTGAAGTTATTTATGAAGATAAAACGCCTTCATTAATTTATGGGATAAAAGTTAAACCCTTAGACAGTAGACCAGTTACTGATGCAGAATCGCCATCGGTAGTTACTGCAATTCCATTAAACTTTTCTTATATAAGAGTTCCTATTGTCGGAGAGATTGTTTTAATTTTGCAAGCTCCTTCATCTTACGCTACTGGTACTCGAAATGTACTTACTAACTATTACTTAGATATTATAAGTTTACAAGCTAGTATACATAACAATGCTCTACCTACGGCCTCTAAGATAGCAGTAATTAAAGGCAACGCAAACGGGGACTCTGAAGAGTATAATGAAACTTCAACGGGTAATACCAAGCAACAAAAAGCTCCTGAGGTTGATAAAAACTTTTCTGAAAATGCCAATGTCAAACCATTACAGCCTTATATAGGCGATGTGATATTTGAAGGCAGATATGGCAACTCAATAAGATTTACTACTACTCCAAAGTCAGGAACATTTACAGTACAGCCTAAATTTTCAGATGCCGTTGGGTCTCCAATTACTATATTTAGAAATACTAAACAAAGTAAAGACACTAAAAAAGTTAATGATTTTATAACTGAAGACTTTACCAATGAAGAAAATGTAATTGTACAGGCTTCAGGTCAAAAATTAGAATTTGAGCAAGCGTCTGGTCTTTTAACTGCTATTAAAAAGCATAAAATAACTTCTTGGAAAGATGAGAATTGGGGAACTACTCCACAAACATTAATATCTTCAGGCAGGATTGTATTTAATAGTACTCAAAAAGAAATTATAGCATTTGCAAAAAATGGAATTGGATTGTCTTCAGAGACTACAATCGCATTAGATGCTAAAGACGCTATATCATTAAATGCTGATAAAATTGAATTAGGTACTGATGCAAAAGAAGCTTTGATATTAGGTAATGCATTTAAAACTTGGATGGAAAATTTAATTCAAGCTATAAGTACACTTACTCCTATATCACCTGTAGGTCCTTGTTCTCCATTAACAGCATCACCACAATGGGCTTTAATAGAATCTCTAAAAGGTCAAATAGAACCGACTTTATTAAGTCAAGTTGCATTTACTAAAAAGAAAGCAACGGCAACAAAAGAAAAGTCTGCTAAATTTAGTAGTTTACCAGAACCAAATTTCGTAATGTCAGAAGAAGACGTTGCAAAGGCTCAAGAAGAAAAAGAAAAAGCAGCTGAGAAAGCAGCAGATCCGGAATTAACTCCAGATGAGCAAAATGCAAATAAAGATTTGCATAATAGAGCGGATCAAGAAATTAAAACTTTAGAAAAAGTTAGAAGTGTAATTTAAAATAATTTAACAATGCCAGGTATAGTATTAGAAGATGATGATATCATAGAAAACGCTCAAGCGAATAAAGTAATTATTCAAAAAGCGGAACTAACTCCAGCTGAAGAGAAAGCTTTAGATGATGAAGGTTCTCAAGGAGAAGGTGACGGTACAGTTGCGGATATAGATTATGAAATTGAAGAGGATGAACCAGCTCCAGAAGTTTTTGAATTTTTAGACACTGGATATTCAAATGAAGAAAAAGATGGATTTAGTAACACAACCACAATAAGTGATACTACAATTGACACTGGAATTAAAGTAGCAACGATTGCTAATAAAGACGTTAATGATTTAATTGGCGAAGAGCCTTCAGGGTCATTAAGTGGTCCTAGAGTAAACACAATGTTGGCAACAGTTAAGTGTCGTCCAGGTAAAGCTCCTTGGCACGCAGCCGCAGTTGCTACTTGGTTTATAGAAGCCGGCGCTCCAATTCCATTAACAGGCGCATCGACAGCAGCGGGTTGGTTAAAATGGGCTAAGGATACTAATAGATTTATAGCTAACCCAGTAGTCGGAGCAGCAGCTATATATGGAACCACTGAAAAAGAAGTTGTAACAGCACATCATTTAGGATGTGTCGTACAAATTTTAGATGGATCTAATTCAAATAATGTTTTATGTGCTGAAGTTGTCGATACTAAATTACAATTAGTACAATCAAATGTTAGTGCAATTATAGGATTTGTACTTCCCTCCGCTAATCCTCCTGCTAGACCTAAATTACCAGTTAGTGCAGCGGGTAGTCCTAGCTTTGGTCCTATTAAAGGATTAACTCCTCAAGAACAATCAACGGGTATACATTACTTTGACGGGCAATTAGTATTTAGACAAAATAATTCATCGCCATGGTCAAAGATAATATACGGTCCAGACCCTTCATATACAGACGTTCAAGATTCGGGGTGTGGTTTATGTTCGTTAGGTGCTGCAATGAGAAACTTAACAGGTAACGCTGCTATTAATCCGAGTGAATTAGCTAAGAAGCATGGAAAGTATCACGTTAAAAATACTGGCAGTAGTTGGTCGCTTATGACAGAAGTACCGCCGCTATATAAATGTAAAGGCGAGCCTATAGGAAAAGTAAAAGCAAAGGCAATAGACACTTTATTAAAAGGAGGATATGTAACTTCAGTTGGAAGTGGTAAAACGCCATACTCTAAAGGAGGTCATTTTATTTATATAAGACGTTATGATAGAGCCGCAGATGTTTTCTATATAGGAAACTCTTGGTATCAAGGTAAGTCAGCTGCGTCAAACACAACCCCATTTACTTGGGAACAGTTAGTAGCCGCTGGAATGAAAAACAGTTGGGCTATTACAAAGGCATAAAAATACATTAAAGATATTTATTTAAAAGACAGTAACATGAATTCAAAGGATTTTATACAAGCACTTAGAAAAGTTATTCGTGAAGAAGTTTCGAGTGCCGTTCGTACGGAATTAAGTAAAATAACTCCTATAATAAACGAGCAAGTAACAACCGCCAAATATACACAAACTGCAAAACCGGCTGTTACAACTAAAGTAATCGCCAAAGCACCGGTGAAAAAACAATATACTGACAACCCAACTTTAAATGAGTTGCTAAATGATACAGCTGGTTTTAGAAATGAATATGCAGGTGTTAGTTTAGATGAAAGTATAGACTATAATAATTTTGATGAGTGGCCGACAATGGGTCGTAAACCAGCACCTGCTGCAAAAGCAATTATACCAACGGTAGACACTGAAGGTAGACGAGTTGATGTTTCTAAATTAGCTGAAACAGAAGCTGGAGCTGCAGTAGTAAAAGCTTTAACAAGAGATTATTCTTCTTTAATTAAAGCTATGGATAAGAAAAAAGGTAAATAATGTCTATAGAAAAAAGATATAACCCAATTGATTTACTTCCAGACGTCGCTGTAGGTATTAAACTTCCATTTATTGGACGTTCTGGAAATCTATTTGAGTTATCTTATTCTACGGAAGAGCAAGCTATATCAAATTTAAAAAATTTAATTCTTACTCGACCAGGAGAACGTATATTACAACCTTTATTTGGAACTGAATTGCAAAATGCTTTGTTTGAACAGAATGATGATATTTTAAAAGAGCGAATTCAAATAAGTATTTCTGAAGCTGTAGAGTTTTGGTTACCTTATATTGGAATTAATGAATTAAATATTCAAACTGTTGTAGCAGTTGACGGCACTAGAGAAGAGCATGGTATAACTATTAGTATGAAAGTTTCAGTTAATGATATACCATCAGAGACACCAATAACATTTTTAGTAACAACCTCTGGGGTTGCAGAAACATAAACCATGGCACAAGTTAAAAAAGACGTACGATACTTAAATAAAGATTTTAGTCAATTTAGAGCAAACTTAATTGAATTTGCTAAAAACTATTTTCCTAACACTTATAATGATTTCAATGAATCATCTCCGGGAATGATGTTCATGGAAATGGCATCTTACGTAGGTGACGTTCTTTCATATTATACAGACAACCAATTAAAAGAATCGTTTTTACAATCAGCAGGCGAGCGAGGTAATGTGTTAGCATTAGCTTCAAATGTAGGATATAAACAAAAAAATAAAATACCTGCTACCGTTGATTTAGATGTATTTCAATTGCTACCTGCCAAAACCACTGTTGACGGAAAGGTACCTGATTGGGATTACGCTCTTACTTTAAATGAGGGTATGGTAGTTCGTTCTGAAACTACTAATATAGAATTTAGAACTGTGTCGTTAATTAATTTCAAAGTATCAAGTAGTTTTGATCCAACCGAAGTTAGTATATATCAAGTTAATGACAATGACCAAACTCCTAACTTCTATTTATTAAAAAAGAAAGTTAAGGCAATTGCTGGTACATTAGTAACAGAGACATTTGATTTTGGACCTGCTAAGCGATTTGATAAAATTTTATTAAATCCGACAGATGCTATAGAAGTTGTTTCTGTATTAGATTCTGATTTAAATGAATGGACGGAAGTTCCATATTTAGCTCAAGATACTATGTTTGAAGCAATATCAAATACAGTACAAAACGACCCTGAATTATCAGCATATGTAAACGTTCCTTATTTATTAAAATTAAAGAAAACTGCTAGACGATTTGTAACAAGATTTAGAGCTGATAGCAAATTAGAACTTCAATTTGGACCTGGCGTGTCAGATAATGACGACGAAGAAATTATTCCAAATCCAGACAATGTAGGATCTAGCTTAAATGGATTGCAATCACAATTTGATCATCCAATCGATCCTTCAAATTTTATGTATACTAAGACATATGGGTTAGCTCCGTCTAATACCACTTTAACAGTTACATATACTACAG